ATAATGAGAGCTAATAAAGAAAAGACGAATGTGGTAACAGAGTCTGTCGTAAAAGACAACGAAGACCAGCTTGGAACTGTTGAAGGAAAAGTTCGTGCTGTAGCAAAGACCATAGGGGGTGTGAACTACATCTATAATGACTGGACTAAGGCTAATGTAGACCTTGATAAGGTTCCGACTCCATGTATAATATTCATTCAGCCTGCCAGCGGTTTTTTTGATATACGCAATGGTAAGGCAAGGGATATGCCTGATTGTGCGATAGCATTTCTTGACAAGACAGTGCATGACGATGATGCCGTAGCAGAGGATTGTGTTGTTGAGAGAATGAAAAGGCTCTCTCTTCGCTTCATAGATGCTTTGAACAAATCTGGGTATTTCGAAACGATACAGGGTAATGTAAAGTATCAGGTGCCTATCGATACAACAGACAGTATCAATTCGGGAATTATCATTGAGCCGACGCTGAAAGAAACAGCAGGTCAATCTTTGTGTGTAACTAACCCTCGTAGATAATGGAAACGATAAAGGGTATTTTACAGCAAGAAATGGAACTCCTGAAGAAGAATATCCAAAGCAGGATGATCGAGGAAAGGATAAATGCTTCTGGGCGCACAATGAAATCGCTGACTGTACAAACGAGTGAATTTGGAGGTATACTCTTTGGAAGTTCTGTTTTTCTTAACTTGCAGAGGGGGCGAAAACCTGGAGCAGTACCTCGTAACTTTGTAGAAATAATTAAGAATTGGGTAGAGGCTAAGAGCATTAACTATTCAGACTACACACCCAAAAGTGGTGCTAAGCTAAGTTCAGAAATGAAGTTACAGAGTCTTGCTGGTGCAATTGCTCATGCCATCATGAAGAAAGGGACTGTTCTGCACAGAAAAGGGGTTACGAAAGACATTTACAGTAAAGCTCTACAGGAGACACTTGGTAACATTGGTGACAGAGTAGGTGAGAAACTTGCTCTGGAAATAGATACTATCAATAACAAATTCAAGAGTAATGAGAACGGTAATTAACGATTTGGGTGATATTGCTTATCCTGACGAGATATGCTTTGCATTTAATCCAACCTATATAAAGGTCACAGATTGCCCTGCACTTTCATTGGTAACTACGGTTAGTAATGGTGAAAAGACATTCCCCATAGAAACAATGTGTTTCTCTCGTACTGCCATTATTAATATCTCACGTGCATTGCAACTGATGTTTGATGTGTATAATATCGTAGAGAAGCGCTCAATGAAGGTGAGTGTCGATGTGTCTGACGGTACGCACACTTTTACATTCACATCAATTGCTATCTGGGGTAATATAGCGCCAGGAGAGCGTTTTAATGGTGAAAGAGTCATTCGGTGGTTTAAGAACTATCCAATGAAAGTGTCAATATTTGATGGTGCTTCATTTCAGGAGATAGAGCCAGTTACAGGAACGGTAGCTACATTAACTCCCTGGGATTATACTTTCGATTATACATTCCACCCTGCAAGTGCACAAATAGTAACCTGTGTTGAAGACAATGCTACTGATGGTGTGTTCCTACGCTGGATAGACAGGCATGGGAGGCTTCAGTACTGGTTGTTCGAAAAGGGCGTTAAGGAAATTAAGAATGACGACGGAGGACAAGAGCTGACAATGAATTATGTCGACAAGAAGGGAAACAGTTTCCGTTCCATAAAACGACAGCAATATTTCTTTTCAGAAACAAAACTGAATCTCTGTGCACCGAATGTCGATGAGGCTGAGTTTAATATGCTGGAAAGTATTCTTACCTCCCCCGTTATAGACTTGTATCACAAGGATGCAGGCGTTGGCTGGGAGCCAGTAGTTATTGACACTTCGACCAGTAAGCGCAAGGTTACTATAATGCAAGATTTTGAATTCAAGATTCTGCTACCAAACACTAACGCTCAGATGTTATGAAACAATTCGAAATGCTTTATATCGACGGAAAGTCGGTAAATATTGGTGACACGAACATTTCACTCGAATGGAAATCTGTAATGCTTTCTAATATCAGTAAGATGAAGTGTTCTCATTCATACACTATAAAGCTACCAATGACCGCAACGAACAGGCAGATATTTGAATCTCCTGAATCTGCGGAGCATAACGCTTATGTATTTGAAAACGGCATAAAATCATCCCTCGGAAGACGAATGAGTGCGAGATACTATTGCAATGGTATTGATGTTCTTGGACCAGCAAACGCTTATCTAATAGGAACTGATAAAGATTATTACAAGATAGTTCTTACGTGGGGAACCTTATCTGCGATACAGAGTATAATAGACGAGGACAAGACGTTGCCAGAACTGTTTGGTAACAAAGACATCCAGCCAAACTTTGTGATGTGGTAACAATGGGCACAATCGCAGATTAGTAGTGAATATGGTGAGGATATCATGTGTCTTCGATATTCTAATGGTGTTGTAGGTGATGACTTTTATGGGTATCTTTATTATCTTCCAAGCTTTAAGGTCACGTATCTTTTGGATAGAATATTTAAGAAGTTCAATATTGATTACGATTTTACGAGGGAGTACACAAGAAAAGATGGAACTAAAGAACGAAAGGTAGAAAAACTTTTGGATTCTTTATATTGTCCTATTACATCCATGAATGATAGTGAATTCTATCAGGAACGGAATAAGTTTAGATGGGTGTTCTAGCCAATGGCAACGGAATTTAGCGGAGGACACACGCAATTAGAATCCTATAAGTATCCGACTTTCTATAATATGCGTGTAGGGTGGATACATCAAGTAAAAGCCCCAAATCATATACGTGCATGGTATGGTTTCTTCTTAAATATGAAGTACAAGATAAAAACCCATGTTAGAGTTTTTATCAATGCTGCTCGAATAGACAAGACCGAAGCGGAGATATTCTCGAATGTAAAGCTAACAATAGTAAATGGCATCGGAAACAAAGACGCTTCGAAACTTCTTGCACTTTCTGCAACATACATAAGTGGAGAGTGGGTTGGTGTTAAATTACCTACTCCGAGTTCTTCAATATTGCAGGGGATAGAACAAGGAAAATGGTATGAAGTGAGGTTTGAGTATCTCACAGATTGGGAGGAAGTTTCAGATAATGACAATCCAGGTAATGGTGACTGGGAGGGACTTCATATAGGTGAATATAAATGGGAGGACGTAATAGAAATACGACAAGGCCGTCGCGTCTGGATTGACGGAGCAGAGAGAGCCTATATAGGTGATGCTACAGTTCCATGTATGGATGAAAGTGGTCAGAAAATCTACCTGAAGAGTAAGAAGACTGATCAAGAACCTTCGATTTATGAAAGTTATATTGAAGTTATTCCATGTATCAAGGAAGGACACCCATATCAGAAAGAAACACAGGAGGTGGAGTACTTGCAGAATGCTACTCCTATATATTTTGAACCGAATTTTCCTGAAATGAAGCCCATAGACTTCCTTAAAGGTGTGTTCTATGTTGTTGGAGGATACCCTATCATTTATAACGGTAAGTTGAGGCTTGTTCTCTACAGAGATCTGATAGACAATGTTGGCAAAGCGGTTGATTGGTCGAACTTTTTAACGAATGACTATGCCATGCCGTCATCAATAGATTTTGTGCTTAGTGACTGGGCGCAAGTGAATAAACTTCGGTGGAAATCAGATAACGAAGACAATCCGAAGTATTCTGGTAGCTTCGAAATCAAGGACCCATATCTGAATACGGAAAATGATGTGTTTACTCTACCATTTGAGGGATGCGATACAGATAGAGGCATGGCTAAAGTTCCTCTCTATGAATCAGGAAAGGTTATTAATTACGTCAAACTAAAGGGTACGGGTTATCTACAGTATGCTTCTTATGCAAAGGAGGTTGAGGGATTTGTTTTCAAAGAATGCAAACCACGAATAGGAGTTCGACACAAGAATGAAGCTGTTGAGAATACAACTGGTACAACAGAACATTCTTCACTCGATTATCTTACATTTGAAGAATTGTCCTTCCGAAGCAAAGGCGGACTTATGGATACTCGGTATAAGGTCTTTTCAGAAATGCTTAGGCACCCGTATGTGGTAACTGATAATATGGAGCTTGACGAATTCACACTTGGGAACCTTGATATGAGTGTTCCTGTGTATCTCCGACAATATGGAAGTTATTTCGGAATACAGAGCATAAAAAGAAAGTCTGACGGTAAATGTACAGTTCAGCTTCTTAAAATACCAAACAGTCTAATTAAAGCAAACAACAATGAGTAATGAAGCGGTAACTAAGATACTCGAGATTAAAGTCAAATATGACGATGCCATCAAGAAGATGTCCGAGTATCAGAGAAATATTCAAGACGCACGAGAGGCAGAGAAGTCACTCAAGCAGCAGTTGAAAGACGGATTGATAAGTAGAGAGGAGTACAATAAGTCCTTATCTGCTTCGCAGCAGTATATTCGTATGCAACAGAATGCGAGTATGATGCTTACAAGGCAAATGACAAATCAGATGAGGGCGCAGCAAGAGCAGAATGGATCTTTAGTGCAGCTAAGGGCTCGATTGGCTTCTTTGACACAAGAGTACGACAACCTCAGTAAGGCTGAACGGTCAAGCGCTCATGGAACGGAACTGAAGAATAAAATTAATTCTGTAACAACGGAACTGAAAGAGGCAGAATTTGCTACCCAGCGATTCTATCGGAATGTAGGAAACTACAAAGACGCTGCAAATTCTCTTGATGCGCTTGGCGTACGTGTGCGAAACCTTGGCGGAGTTATTGCTGGTGTATTTGGGGGAATGAGCTTTGCTGGGCTTTCACAACAGGTAATGGAAGTGGGTCGTGCTTTCAATGACCAAATGGCTAAGGTTCAAGCAGTAACTAATGCTACGACTGGAGAATTCAAGATGATGCGTGATGAGGCTCTTCGTCTTGGAGGTTCTACTCGGTATACGGCTTCGGAAGCAGGTGAAGCTATGGAAAATCTTACAAGAAATGGTTTGTCAGCATCTGATGCTACTTCTGTATTGGAGGGTACACTTCATCTTGCACAAGCAAATGTTATAGGACTGGGAGATGCGGCAGATATTACAACAAATATGCTCAATTCTTTTCACATGGGTGTTGATCAAGTGAATAGGGTTAATGATGTCATGTCAAAAACAGCGGCTTCTTCTGCTACTGATATTCTTGGTTTAAATGAAGCTATGCAGAATACTGCACCAATCTCTTATGCTTTGGGCATTTCATTTGAAGAAACAAATGCAGCTCTTGGTGTTCTTGCCGATAATAATGTAAAAGGCGCACAGGCAGGTACAATGCTCAAACAGATAATCATGGGTCTAACCTCGCCTACAAAGGCTCAAATTGCAGTCTTTGATAAGTATGGAATACATATCGATCAGAACACCGTGAGAACAGAAGGACTTACCAAAACGCTTATAAAGCTTAAGGAAAGTGGTATCATGGAATCTAAGACTTCGATGCGTGACCTTGGTGATGTCTTCGGGCGACTTGCAGCTCCGTCAGCATTAACGCTTTTGAATAGCCTCGATGGACTGGAGAAAAAACTTGTAACAGTTTCTGATGCTGCCGGTACTACGGATAGAATGTTCCAGCAAAGCTACTCTAACGTAACGGTCTCAATTGACTCTCTTAAGTCAGCTTTCGAAAGTTTGTTGATTACTATATTTGATAGTGCCTCTGGGAATATGACAGGACCACTTGATGCTATTACGGCAGGAATAACTTATGTGCGCGACAATTTCGAAGAACTTGCTCATGTCGTAGGTTCTATCCTTGCAGCTTTCTCCCTTGTGAAGATTGTGCAGCATATCAGAGAATCTGCAACTTTATCAAGTTCCTCTGTGATTGCAAATGCTGAACGTGCAACGGCAAATGTGAATACTCTCGCACAGCAGGAAGTAACACAACGCAGAAATGTGGAAACTCTTAAAAGACAACTTGAAACGGCGTCAGCAGAGGAAAGAGGACTTATAGAAAACAAACTAACAATACAGAAAGCTCATCTCGGAGAAACTGAAAAAGCTCTTCATAAAGCCAAGACAGCCGAAATAAAAGCTACAGAAACTGCAGCAGCCTACGCTTCTGGGTCCGCATGGCAAAAAGGAATGATTACTGCCAAGGTAGCAGTACAGGGGTTTGTAAGAACTGCAAATGCAGCAATGAAGACGTTTATTCTTACGGCTATCATATCTCTTGCTTTAGAGTTATTTATGCAGCTTGACGAGATGCTGACTTCAAGTAGCGAGGAGTTCAGATCGTTTAAGGCTACGATTGGAAATCTTATAAAAACAGGTTTACAACTATTAGTCAATGCTATTGCTGGAGCGATAAAATGGATGGTTAATCTATATAATAACTCTATGCTGGTGAGGTCTGCAATTTCATATATGAAAGTGTCATTTACGGCAGCGTGGGAAGTAATAAAGATTGTTGTAAAGAACATTGCAAATTCATTTGGAGCTCTGATAGGTGTTATAAGTGGAGTTGGTACTGCCCTCAAAGGCTTGTTCACTTTAGATTTCACGGCAATGAAAAATGGCATCTCACAAGTTACAAATGCTGTGCAGAATTATTATAAGAAGACATGGGACAACGTTAAGAATGGTGTTAGTAATGTTGTTAAAACAGTAAAGAGTGAAGCAAAATCTCTGCAAAATCCT